TATAATCTTGTCTTGCTCTATTTTTTTGTCATCATTAAGACGTTCAACAGCTCAGCTAGGGTCATACGGTTCGTATACCGTTCTACCTTCATCATTTCTGTATGCTCTTAATACTTGCTTTCTATTTTCTTCAGCATTCTTATATGAGCAATGTACCCAACCACTATTAGGTTCATCTGGATTATGAAACTCTAATATCAGCTGGTCAAAATCTAACGAGTCAATGATGTATTTTGCTAGTTCAGCATTCGGCACGCCAAAGATTTCAAAATCAGCGGCTTGGCCTTTTGCGTGCTGTGATTTCGCACTTGAACCTATTTTTAAACATAGTTCAGGACTTCTATATCCTGAAGATACAGATACCACTTTGCCATAATGTTCTCTTACTTTTTGTAGAACATTATCACATAGCTTCTTTAAGTTATCCATATGATCTTCGCTTGGATTATTACTAATCCCATGTCTATCTGCTGTTTGTGAAGCAGTAAGTTCTTTAAGCGAAAAGTTTTTGCTTAGTTGCATTTAATTTATCCTTTGCATTTAGTTTTATTTTCTTCAAGGTTCTTACATCAAACCATAATTTAGATGATCTGTCGTTTCTTCTTTTTTCTTCAACTTCATTCACCGCTCTTTTTAGTTCTTTATGATGAGTTTTCACTTCTAACATATTTACCCCCTTGTAAGTTTTAACAATTTGTCCATCTGAGCCTTGATAATTGGTCCTCTATTTGGCCAATGTATATAAGGTTCATTAGACTTTGAAAGATTATATAAAAAAGGTAACATAATCTTTTCAATCTCTTTAAATCTTGCTGTAGTATCAGCGTCCTGTATATCTTTGTTAACAGATTCTCTCTCTGCTACAATCTGCATAACCTCATTCATAGCAGATTTTATATCAGATACATCTGATTTGATTTTTGCTAATTCTAGTGGGTCAGCACTTGACTGACTTGTTGTTTCTTCAACTGGTTTTTTGGATACAGGAGTAAAACCAAAGTCAACATCTGTATCAAACTCTCTCATAAAATCAGGTATGTCTGCCATAGTTATTCTCCTTGCTTATGTTGGGTTTTAATTACTTGATTTAATAAGGTTGTGTAAGGATTAAAGCTATAATCTTTTACCCCACAACCTGTTAGTAGTATTAGCGTTGGCAGGACTATAAGTCCTGCCCGCATTGTATTGTACAATGAGCGGATTGACTTATTAGACTCAGGTATACGACCGTTGTTGTTCAGTTGCTCGCTCTGTACCCATATATTATTTATTTTTTGCATTTTGTCTAGCACGGTGTTTTTTAATTACTTGTTCCGTCTTAATATCTTTAATACTTTTCTTACCATGTTCTCTTCCAAAGGCACTTTGTGGGTGTGCTTCTGCGATTTTTGATTGCACTTCTTTCCATCCTTGATCATGTCTATAACTCATACCACTAACACCTGCAACAATATTAACACTTGTAATCTGTTGTTTTACATGCTTGTTCTTTTTAAGATATGATTCCATTTCGCTTATTGACATCATGTCAGTAAACTCTTTACCAGTTTTGGTATTCTTAAATGTGTATAGAGGCATTTATTTTAAAGTTAGATGAAATAGTAATTGATTTGTTGCTAAAAGCATATCCTCTAATACACTTTCTAAATCCATTTGACCTTGCACTTTTGGATGCTGTGCTATCTTATTAATTCTAGCAACTTGTTTCTGCACTTCACCTTTTACTTGACTATTATCAGCATAGTTCATTATGCCAGGTCTTAATTCTGCACTAAACTTAATTCTAGTACCTGATTTACCTTGCCAAGTTTCTACAAACTCGTCATTTAGTTTATTAAATTTTTCATAATATTCACCTGTTGTTTCATGCTCAGAATATGACTCTGTTTGCCAATGATAACTTTGAATATCATTCAAAAAGTTCATGTTTAATTGTATAAAATCTGTTATGTTATTCATATTATTATTTAGTATTTGCTATATCTACTATCCTCTGTATTAAACTGCCTAGACCATTCTGTCTTTGCATAGTTAAAAGTTCTCTAACGCCTAAAGGTATAAAGTCTTCTATAGTTAAACTAGCAACTTCGTCTTTAGGACAACCATTGCATAGGTCAGTAACTAACTTTGCTGTACCTTTTGTTATAAATGCGTCAGCGTCAATCTTATATATCATTGTATTATCTTCTTTTGCACCACCAATCAACCATAGATTACTAGCACATCCTCTTATCTTATTATCATCTGTTTTAACTTCATCTGGTAATTGTTCTACGTCTTTGGCAATGTCTATTAAATAAGCAAGTCTATCGTGTCCTTGCAACATTTTTAGGTCTTCGCCTTTTTGTTGTATTCTTTCTTTTATCATCCTTCTTACCAAATATTCTGTCGTAATTATCTTTGTATAGTTGAGTAGGTATCCTACTTTTACCGTCCCACTTACCTGGCATTTTGTTCTATACCTTGTTTGAACCAATCAGGCATAACTGCACCATGTTTTTCCCATTTAGCAAATCTTACTTTTTCTAATATGTAATACTTACGATACGAACCTACAACATCGCCTGGTATCTTACAATGATCAGGCATTGCTGGTGTAGCGTCTGTAGCAACTACATTCAATGGTGCATTTTTAGGTGGGTGTTTTAGTAGATCGGCAAGTTTAGTTATTGATACATGGTCTTTATCTTTTTGCCATCTTAATTTGTATTCTTCGTTAAGTGCTATGAAGTGTTTAAATAACCATGTGTAATTATATGCTGACTTTAGTACCCATTGTGTACTAGGATGGCCTAACCAACCTGCTTTGTATATGATTGCTTCTTCGTTAGAGTTATCTAGTCGCCATCTTTTAATCTTACGACCATTCTTTGTAGTATCAAAATATTCTGTGCCGTCAAGTACTCTTTTAGCAGTACATAACATCTGAGCAGACTCTAGTATCATTTTGATAATATGTTTATCACACATCATCTTAGCCGCTGTCTTCGGGTCTTTGTCAACATAAAATATATTCATTAGTGTATTACCTTTCTCATTACATAGTTTAACATATCATATTCTTTTGCCAAGTCAATCATTTTATGGTACCACATTGCTTTAAAGTCATTGTTATTTGATTTAGCACATGCACTAGCAAGATTGTTTATTCTTTTAAGTTTGGTTGAGAATCTAATAGGTCTTTCAAATTTAGGAATTAAAGTCATAGTATTATTATATATCATTTTGACAATAAAGTCAAGCACTAATTTTTGTTGTTATTCCAGTCATATATTTGATTTAATTTGAGTTTAATTTCGTCTGGATTGTCACCAAACTCTTTTGTTAAATCTTTGTATATTTTGAGTCGTTTATTACGACTTTCTAATACTTCTATTCTTTTTAATGCTCTGTCCATAGTGTCTGTTTTTGCCTCATCTCTTTTATCACGCCATTGATTTAGTGATATATTAGCAGCGATCAATAGTAATACTGCAAGTGGATCAAAAACAAATATAAGTATTAATATAATAATACGAACGGCACTATCAAAATGATCATTAGCATTGTCACCATAAATCAACTCGGCAACGTACTTTAATGGACCCACATCCGCTTCTAATTTTAATTGTTCTCTATTTATTGACGATTTGGAATTGTTCAAGTTCGTTATTTTTTCCATTGCTTCGTCTATTGATTTATTTAACAGGTCTCGTTCTTCTTTTTGTTTGTTTCGTTCTTTTAGTCCTCTAGTAACAAATTCCTTGTCAATATAAACGTCAAGTGCTTTATCTAGTTGAGCAAGTGTCTTCTCTGCTCGTGCTATAATCTTCTCTTCCTGTTTAATCTTTTTATCTATTAGTTCTATTTGTTCAGTATTACCTGCTGTAGGTTTAACTTGATCTAGGTGTGCCTTTGATAAGAAACCAAAGATACCTATTGATGTTATGAATATTAAAACTATGATTGATGTAAATAGATATGCCTTTAATGATTTAGGTATGTCTGAGCGCCAGTTATGATACAACCATGAGGCAGCAACTAACTTACCTACTTCTAATGCTGAACCCATTGCAATAATAGGTATATACGCACCAGCAAACAATGTTGCTAAACCAAGTATAGAATACCCAGCAGCAATTAATGATATGCTGATTGCACTTATAAAAGTTATTAATGTTAAAAACATAGTGTAGTATTATTTATCTTTTAAATACTTCTTTTTGTACCATTTATAAAAAGGTTTATCCGTAAAGATTTCTGCTATTTCATTAGCAGGTACTTGGTCACTTCTAATACAATTAGCCATATCTTGGTAGTCTGTTATATCAACCTTTCTTGTCATTTTTTTATTCATACTATTTTCTCCTATAGTAATTAAAAGTCTTCTATATTTTTCTTTTTCAAAGAACATCATCTGGCAACTTATCTGCCTTTAATAAGTCATCTAATGGTGATGGTTCTTTTTTTGGTTTTGGTTTTGCAGCATTATAAGCTAAAATATAAGCAATCATCATACCCACTATTGTTATTAACATACCTAATATACCCAGCAATAATCCATATTGTAATGTCATCATTTATACTCCTCTCTCAATTTTTTTAGTAACCTTTTAATCTTAACAAAATAATCTTTATCACTAGCGTAAGCACCAAGTGTTTCTATTAGTATAAATGGATCATCAATACCATCATCTAACATTCTTCTATAATCTTTATAGGCATTATGATTGTTTAAAGTTTTAGTATAATGTAAAACACTATCACACTCATGTTCAAATACTTTAACGCCCCATTTTTTTGGTTTATCTTTCCAAGGTAACATATGAGGTTCTCTTAAATCATATGTACGAATACCAAATAGGTTTTTACCTTCTCTGGCAAATCTACTTGTTCCCCAACCAGACTCTAGAGCTGCCTGTGCTACTAATAGTTCTAAATTGACTCTATTAATATCATTGTAAAAATAAATATACTCAACACACATTTTAACATTATCTATAAACAATTGATTACTATTGTGTTCAAAGTCAGGTAATGATGGCATAGCAGCTTCTGCTCTTTGTTTACCATCAAGTATATATCCGTACCATACAAATGACATTGCTGTAACTACTACAGCAAACATCATAGTTTTAATAAAAACTTTAAATTTTACCATCTTTCACTACTCTTTTTAAGTCTTTGATTGTTTTAGTTCTAGGCATTGTAACTGTATACCATTTATATCTTACCTTGTGTTCACTACTAGGACCAAATGATGGCACGTCATATTCTCTATTAAACACAAGTAAATCTTTTAAATAAAGATTGACTAAATCATCTAAAATATTCTCTTGGTGGTTTTTAGGTACAGTAGGTGTTTTCCAGTAACCTTTACCTTTGATTAGTTCGTTTAATATGTCTTTGTGTTTTTTCAATAGTTTCATTATATACCTTTCTTTACATAGTATTCATAACCGTGTTCTTCAAATTTCTTTTGTGTAAAGACAAGGTTGTCGTTATCCAAATGACTTCTATATCCTTTGAAAATCTTTTTACTAGTTCTACCAGGAAAGTTACACATTATATCTTTTTGTAAATGTCCTGTATAGTATAGTTCCCACTCTTTTATGTTATTGTTAAGTACCTTGTCAATAATGACAATACCTTTTTTGATTTGTTTTTGTAGCCACTCATCAATGTGGTTCTTCTCACCGTCTTTCATAATATATTCTTTCTTATAATTGTAAACCTAAGTAGTTTACTTTTGGACTAAACGACCAAAACACATCATTGTGATTGCCCGAGTCTCCCAGGTTTTGCATTTGGTACAAATGTACCATTTCATGTACTAACGTGTCCATAAAATCTCTTTTATCAGGATATGTAGGTAACATCTCTAACTTGTATAATCTAGTACCTTTTCTTTTCCATTCAAAGGTTACTACTTGTCCTACACACTTCTCTCTTTGTAAATCTTTTATTTGAATTTGTCCGAACGGACTTAACTTGCTATTAAAAATAACATTGTTTAGAATTTTGAAATACTTTTTAATATCTTTATAGGTAGTCTTATATTGACGCTTAGAAGAAAACTCCTTTTTAAGAGCCTTTTTCAACTTCATTGCCTTCATTTTTCTAGTTGTTATTTTCGCCATTTAAAATTGCCTCTTTGTATTTCTCGTCAAGTTTTAATCTTAAATCAGCGGCAACACCATCAAGTATTTGTGGTAAGTATGCCTGTAATATAACTACTGAATCAATCATAAATTTATGTGCAAGTTTTTCAAGTTCTTGCTCCATAATATATGATGTATCAATATCTGTGCCTTTAATAGTTTCAGAAATAACATGACCAATTACTGCCTTGTTATAATCATCTGCCTTGGCAACATTAAAGATAGACCAAGACCAAGTATAGACAAATAATAAAAATAAAATTAAGAAAGATTTACGCATTGGCATGAGCCTCGTAAATTACTTCATCAACTGTATTCTCATCAATACCCAACATTGCAATATTATCAACTTTCATAATTTGAGTTCTAGCGTCTAATCTAGTAATCTCACCAGAAGTTAATTTGGCAATGATGTTATCAACTTTAGTTTCAGTAGTATCTTCAATCCATTGTTTTGTTTTTGACATTATATATTCTCCTTTGTTGTTTTCATATGATAATAATATCAGAAATCAACAAAGAAATCAAGCAAAAAATGGACAAATAATGTATATAAATCAATGGGTTTATAGGGTGTGACACTCTGTCATGCACCCTATAGTTGAATATTATAGAATCACCTATTAATATTTATGTTTTAGGACGTTTTGTAATCTGAATTCCAACCAAACGCTTCTTTTACCACAGCGTCTGTTAGACCTTTGTACTTTTTATTAAGTGCTTTGTCTTTTACTGCGACCATAAGAGCAGCGTCATCTTTGTGTAGGCCTTCAAGTAACTGAATAAACATCATTTCTTTTTTAGTTCTATTTAGTTTATTGTCAGCGCCTTCTACAAAGTGCCATAGTCTTCTAGCTTCTGTGAATAAAGTAGTATGTTCAGTACCTGCTGGTGCGTCATTCTCTTTGTATGGTGGTACACCTTCAGGTAAATCCCATTTGATTTTAGGATCAAATGCACCTTTTATAACTTGTCTTAAAGGTACAGAGTCATTCTTCTTTAAAACAGCAATCTTTGCTGGTTTATCTTTTGCGTTATTTACTTTTGTTAGAATTTCATGTAGTAATGGAGCAGATGAACCTGCTGTATCCATACCATGTAATTGTGATGTTGTCATTGGCATAATGCCCTCCTCATGTTGTTATGTAAAGGGGCAAGTCTCCCTACCCCTATACAGATATTTATACTTAATGAGAATTAAGCATTTTTATATGCGAACGGAGTTCCATATAATTTTTTAATACCAGCAGCGATAATCGCTTTTGTAGGAACACCCATTCTGTAAGAAGTACCTTGAGCAGTTTTGTTAACATAAATCATGTTACCTTCAGCTCTTAAAGTATCAACAAGTGCTCTTGGCGATACTAAATCGAATCTGCTTCTTAAAGTTTTCCAAGTCACAGATTGACCTTTTGATAAAAGATTTAGAACCTTTTGTCTTTTAGACAAAGTTTTTCTGCCTCTAGTTTCAGTTTTTTTTGATTTTGATACAACTCTTAATGAGTCTTTTGTAAATAATGATTTAAACATTTATTCACTCCTTTTCTATTATATATTGGCATGATTTAAAATTACTAACTTTGCCATTATTAGTAATTATCCCAAAGTGCTTTATGGAATTCTTAAAATTTCTTATAATCAATTGTAATAGCATAAACATCTTTACCTTCACCTTTTGTTGTAACAGACTTATCAACCCTTTCTTGTAGAGGGTGTTTCATATGTACATGTCTTAACAACATAGAGTTAATCGCCTCTAGTATTAGTTTATAGTCACTTAAAAACGTTTTGTCTGTTATACTAATATTCTCATCTCTTAATGTCAATAGCAATGACTCTGTCAACTGTTCAGATATTGCCTGTACATAAACCTTGTTATGTTGCAATCTCATCATCTCCTGTCGTTTAGCGTCTAATTCCTGTGCCTTTTGATTAGGTCTTTTCATAGGAATTTTAGGAAACAATATTACGTTGTCGTTATTTTTTTTATCTGACATCATCTATTTAATATTACTTAATACTCTTTCTATTTCCTACCACGTTGTTTACAAATACTCTAATCAATCTGGATACTTCAATAGATTCCTCTTTTAATGTTTTTGGATTGGTAAAGATAACTCTACTATCATTTACTTTTAAAGCTTTGTGTTCTACTGTGTCATCTACAACAACAGCGTCATCTGTAAATTTACGCCAATCGTGTGAAGAATAATCTGATATTGCCATTATATTTTTTCACCCTTAAAGTTTACTAAACCTTTATCAGCAAAGTATTCAACAAGTTCATTGTAACCACCGATATGTTTATCATCAATTAATATTTGTGGCATAGTTCTTACTTGTTTACCTACAGCCTCATAAAGTTGTTCGGGAGATGTAAAATCTTTACCGAACATCTTTTCTTTGTATTCAAAGCCTAGTGACTTTACAAGATGTTTAGACTTCTCGCAATAGACACAATTAGGCTTTGAGTATATTTCTATTTTACTACTCATTAGCAATAACCTCTACTTCATCATACGCCTTTTGAGCGATCTCTTTAAGTTTAAAAGCATCCACTACTGTTTCAACAGAATAGTTGTACATCTTATTGTACTCACCCATTGGTAACTTTAGACCAATCCAAGCACGATAGTAACCATTCTTTGTTAAAGTAACTTCCTGAGCAAACACTTCGTATCCTCTAACTGGTGTTTGTTTTATGATATTGACTAATGTAGTTTCTACATCTGTTACAACAGTTTTAGTAGTATTCTTACCTAATTCTGTAGTAAAGATTTTAGCCTTTTTATTCATCTCACCTTTTACTTTATCAGCAAGTTCAGCCTTTGCAATCATCATACCCTTTTCAATTGCAAGTTCTAGGTCTGGCGATACACTTGTACCAACACCAAAGATACACTCTTTGTTTTTGTCTTTGCCAAACTTTTTAGTACCACATTCTTTCTTCTCGTTATAATCTTTCATATACCAAGATGGTACTTTAAGGACTTGTTTATCCTTTTCTTGTTTGATTTTATAAGTGCTACTAGAACAATTTGCAAGTAACAGACCTATAGAACCGATCATTATATATTTGAGTATCTTACTCATTCACCTTCTCCTTCATATTATTAAACACATTATATACTATTTTTTTTGTTTTGTCAACAGCCTGTGTTTTCTCAACGGTTGACGTAAATGGATCCCATGCAAAAGCAAGGATAACCCACAATATTGTAAGTGTCAATAGACCTCTTATCATTTTTGTACCTCCCAATTACCGTCTTTATCAAGGCAAACTTTGCCAGGTTTATGATAAGCATGTTTCGGCCTTTCATAATATCTGCAATAGGCAGGTGTAAACATATCTCTATAGTAAAATTGAGCATACAACTCCCAATAACTAGGACCATCGTATGCCTTTCGGCCATCTGCACATTCTACTACTTCCTGTTTAACAATCTCACCATTGTCTAATTGCTTAATTTCTACTTTAATGAAACAATATTGATCTTTGATAGGTTGTATTTTATCATATTCAACTTTTGTACCATTGTTTTCTAATGCCTCTAGTTTCTTCATTGTGTTTTCAAATGAGTCTTCAGCAAATGCTTTATCCATTACTACAGAAAATAATATTAATACTGCAGCTGAAGATAATATCCACAAATATTGTTTAATCATTTATTATCGCCCATCTGCCGTCAGGCATTTTACACGCCTCATGCCATTGCATTTGTCTATACGGATTACCATATAGTATAGTATCAAAGAATCTAGTGTTATCTAAATTCTGATCGTGTGTAGTTTCAATCATTGTACATTTAATAGGTCCTTTTAAATAGAAACCTGTAGTTTTAATAATACCATTACTTTGTGTTTTAGGGTTTTGCCAAGTAGTAAACCCTGGACTATTAGGTGCATTGTCTAAATGATCTATAAATGCTCTTGTCATTAATTGATCGTCTGTTTCGCCGTTCATAATGTCAGCACCTTTAAATGATCCTGCAACTGCACAAGTAGCAACGACAGCAGGATTATCTGATAAGTATTGCCAACATGCTGTACCAGCAACAGCCGCTGTAGTGGACGCACCAATATAGGACTGTTTACTAGCACAATTAGAGAGCAACAACAAACAACTAATTAAAAGTAACTTCTTTAACATTTTCTTTTTCTTTTAATTTTTTTTCTTCTTCTCTTTCTTTTTGTTTTTCTGTAAGTTCAGCAAGTCTTTTGTCATGTTCGTATTCTGCAAGAGTCTTACCGAAACCGACTTTGTAAAAATGATCAACTGGCACAGGCGATTGATACGCAAGCAACAGTTTATCAAAATTAATATCTAAATTTCTGTACATTTTAGGATTTGCTTTTTTAGTGTCAACATGTGATTTCAATACAGTAATTCTGTTTGTAAACACATTTTCATACGGAGGTTTAGATTTAGATTTTGCAATATCTTTTTGTTTTGCAATCTTAAATTCTTCAAATATAGTTTCTTTAGTTATCATAATATAGTCCTTTTGTTAGTTTATTCATTAATTCTATCATAAAATAGTCTATTTGTCAAGCGTTAAAAACCCTATAAATCATAGGGTTTATTGTCATTACCCACTACTTTACACATGGATTGTATGTCATCTATAAGGTGATTCACTTCAGCATCCCGCTCAGGCGTTTTGATCTGATTATACTTTAGGTTGTATAACTTATCTGCCTGAGCTTTGATACTATCAATCTTCTTACAAAAATCACTAATCTTGTGTAGCATTTTTCTTCCTAAATATGTTTAGAATTGACTTTTTTGTATTAGTCAATTGAGCTTTACTATCTGCCCAACTCTTTGTTTGATACTCAACAATTTTGTTTTTCTCATTTGTTAACCAGTTAGTTACTGGATTAGCACTTGCTATATTCATTGATACTAGTATTACTGCAACTAATAACGTAGCAAATAGCAATGATTTTTTCATATTCCACATTATGTCTTCCTTCCCATTGTTTTAAAATCGGCTTTGTCAACTACTTGGTAATTACCTTTATTGTAGGCAATGCCGATTGTTTTGCCTTCGGGTAGCTGTACTTTAGGTTTTGACTCTTTAGTACATGCACCAGATATTCTATCACTTGTAGGTATAGAATTTCTTTTTAGACCGTTTATATCTAATGTATAGTCAGGTCTATTAAATCCTTTGAGAGTTCTGGTAAACGACTCTCTATTAATCTTTAACCATTTATCTTTTGTCATAATCAATATATTTTATAGTTCCTTCTACGTATCCGTATTTCTTATCTTTTACTTTAGGGTTTGTAAACATAGTGTTAGCGTCACCTGATTTGTAACCTTTCTTGTGTGAAAGTGTAATATGGGCAGCGCCTTTATCATGTCTTTTGATTCTATTATACTCTTTATCAAACATATTGTCAACCCATAATGCGTCAATGTGATTGTTTGCTCTGTAACCTTTAATAAACACACCCACCTTTTTACCTACAAGTTTAGAATATTTGTTATAAACTTTCTTAATAGGTTTAAATGCAAGTGTAACGTGATCTGATACAAGTATGTCTTTTGTAGCAAGTTTCTTTACAACGTTACAACTTTGTCTATCTAATTGTACAGCAAAATATCCGTTCATTATTTACCTAACTTACTTTCGTTTTCTAAATTAATTGCAACATCAACATCTGAATCTTCTTTCATCCATGCTGTGTCTTCAACATAATCATTCTTTTTAATAACTTCTTCTATCTGCATAAAATAACACCAGTTACTACCAAATGTAATTGCACCAACATAATTTAAATCAGTATCATATTCTTTTGCGTTTACTCCTAATTCAGCAGCTATATCAGCAGGATCAGTAGCAATACCAATGTTTGTTATAACACCTTCTCTACCTTTATCATCTCTTATCGTGTCGCCTAGTTTTATTTGCATAATGTCTCCTTTAGTTTAAGTTGTATATGTAATTTGGGTTTTTCTTTTTAGTTTTGTAATTCTTTGTAAAGTCAGGATCAAAATCTTTTCTAAAACCTTGTCTGCCATTATACATCTGACCGAAGTCGTTGAATAGGTTTTCATCACCTGCAGCCGTTTCAGGACCGAACACATCTTCGTATGTTTGGTAATACTCATCTGGATATACTATCTCAATACCAGTAGCACCTGTGAAGTTATTAGCGTCTTCTCTATATGATTTGTTCATATAGTCTTTGAATTTAAGTAATTGTTTTCTATAGAATTTGATTTTATCTATAGGTACATTTCTGTAGATGGTAGATGAAGACCAGAACGTATCATATTCTGCTTCGGGATCTCTATATTCTCTTTTGTAAACGATATTAAAACTTTTAAAGTATTCTTTTGTCATATATACACATAATATATCAGAAAAATACAGAATTGTCAAGCGTTAAAAACGTTGATTTTATTGACTTTTTAGGAATAATTAAGAGAACAAAACAAGAACATCTATGATTCGTACCCATATTTTGCGATATAATATGAATCTACTATGTCTGTGACTGGATTATTGAGTTTAGATTGCTCAAATTCTTTGACTAGGTCAACGTTAGTATCCTTTACAAACTGCTCATACATCTTTAGCTTGTCTGCATTGCCCTTACCAGTAGCATTCTTCTTTATCTGACCTGGCACTATAGACTTGAATCTTTTATTGAGTATATAAAGTTTATGTTTGAGAGCACCCATATTCTCTGCTAGGTTGAATACAAGTCCTTTACTACCAAATGAATATCCTTCTATAAAAATATTACCAATAGCAGTATCAATAACAGAAATCGCCCACTCGGAAATCTGGTCGTGTCGTTGTTGCTCGGAGGTATAGGGTAGATGTAATCTGCCATTTATTTTACCATTACAATAATTGCCTTCATATTTTTTCACATTTGTAAGATAGTATATCTTACAGTTATCTAATTTAAACTCACCTCTACATACACATATAGCAGGACTGCTTAAACTATAATCAATTCCAATCGTCTTGTTCTTCTTCATTTTCAAATATCGCATCCTCTTCTTCTATAGAAGTATCAGCACCACAGAAAGGACAAGTAGTAGGTTCAGCGTCTTCGTCTGACCATTTTACCCAATAAGATACATCACAATTGTTGCAACTTATCTGTACTTTATTTTTATCTTCGTTTTCAGCCATTATAGTTTAAATTTTTTAAATTGATCTTTTGTTACATCTTGTTTAAGACCACCAATAACATAACTTTCTATTTCAGTTTCTTGTGGTGCGTTTTGTAGTGAGTGACTATTAAACCAATGTTGCGTCCAAGGTAATGGATTCTGTGATGATGAGTGTTCATACTTTTGTTCTAAACCAATAACTCTCATTCTTCTATTTGCTATATATTCAACATATTGATGTAGTAGTTTTTCTGATAGTCCTATCATAGAACCTTTTTGAAATAGATAAGTTGCCCAATCTTTCTCTTGTTGTACTGCGTCATCATATATTTTATAACATTCTTTTTGTGTATCTTTAATAACTTTATTCATAACCTTATCATTTTCTTTTGTAAGATATGCTTTGATAATCTGTTGACTCATTGCAAGGTGTTGACTTTCATCTCTAGCAATAAGAGATAATATCTTAGCACTACCCTCCATAAGTTTTAATTCACCAAATGCAAACGAACAAGCAAATGATACGTAAAATCTTAAACCTTCTAGTACGTTTACAGTTACTAACGCAAGCCATAATGCTTTCTTTAGTTCATACATATCAACTGATTTAGGATCAGTATGCCATTTGTAGCCTAATGCAATTAGTTTATCGTATGCTTCTGTAACTGCTTTTGATCTTTCTTCAATCTTCTTATCTGCAATAATAGTATCAAATATATCACTAGGGTTTGAATATAAGTTTTTAATTATGTATGTATAACTTCTACTATGAATTGTTTCCATAAAGTCCCATGCAACTATGGCACCTTCTAATTCAGGATTAGTTACAAAAGGTAAAAATGCAAGGCATGGACCTCTACCTTGTACACTATCTAACATAGTTTGATATTTTAGATTAGATGTAAAGATAAACTTTTGTGATTCTGATAGTTGAGCATAGTCGTTTCTATCTTTCTGTAAAGAAACTTCTTCAGGTCGCCAAAAGAAACCTAGTTGTTGTTGAGCCAATCTATCAAATACAGGATACTTAAACGTATCATATCTTTGTACTGCAAGGTCTTCACCAAAAAACAATGGTTGTTTTGTAGCGTCTAAATTTTGTTTCTTATTAAATACGGTTTTCATTAAATTGTACACGAGTCACAATTCTCGTCCTCTTCTTTCTTTGTTTCTTCAGGTACATTATCATGGAACCCAATCGGATGAGTAGGTTCGTCCTCGTCTTTCTTACTATCATATGTGTTTTGATAATAAGAAGTCTTCCAACCTAACTTATATGTTGTTAATAAATCGTTTGCCATTACTGATACTGGTACTTGACCATCAGTATAATTTTCAGGATTATATGACCAGTTACCACTTATTGCCTGATCAAAATATTTTTGCATTACTGCAACGATATTTATATATCCTTCGTTCCCCTTCATGTCCCAAAGTAGTGTATAGAAGTTTTTTAATTTATTATACTCTGGTACTATCTGTTTTAATGGGCCTTTTTTAGACTTTTTAACAGACAAATAATCTCTAGGTGGTTCAATACCGTTTGTCGCATTTGAAACTACACTAGAAGATTCACTAGGCATTTGTGCTGACAATGTACTATGTCTTAAACCATGTTCTTTAATTTCTTTTCTTAAATGTTCCCAATCATAAGTTAGTTCTCTTTTAACTAACTCGTCAACATCTTTCTTATATGTATCAATAGGTAATATACCATCTGAATATTTTGTAGATTTAAATGCTGAGCAAGGACCTTTTTCTTTTGCAAGGTCTAAACTAGCATGTAATAGATAATATTGAAATGCTTCTGTTAGTTTATCAACTTGTCGCCATGCAAGTTTCTGATCGTATTTGTAACCTTTCTTTGCAAGGTAATGAGCAAGACCAATGTAACCAATACCTAAACTTCTACGTGCCTTTGTAGATTTTTCAGCAGCGTCAATAGGATACTTTTGATGATCTATTATTTCATCTAAAGCTCTTACTGCTAAATCACACAATGGTTGTAGTTCATCACGTTTGTTTATTTTACCCACATTGATGGCAGATAAGATACATAAAGCAATCTCACCTTCACCATCAATATGTTGTATCGGAGTGGTTGGTAAAGTTATTTCCTGACATAAATTACTCATTGTAACCTTATCTTTGAAAGATGAGTGGGTATTACAATGGTCAATATTCATAATATAGATACGGCCTGTTTCAGCACGTTCTTTCAATATATCAAAAAATAATTCTTGTGCGTTGACTTTAGTTTTACTTACAGATAATTTTCTTTCTGCTTTTTCGTAAAGTTCATCAAAGGAATCTGTTCCCCATGCCTCATATAATTCAGGCACTTCATGTGGTGAAAACAAAGTTATATCTTCATTGTTGATAAACCTTTCATAAAATATTTTAGATAGTTGTATTGAGTAGTCTAGTTTTCTAACTCTATTATCTTCACTACCTTTATTGTTTTTAAGGACAATAATGTCACCTATTTCTTGGTGCCAAATTGGGAAGTGTACTGTTGCTGATCCACCTCGTACTCCGTTTTGAGTACAGCACTTAACAGTTGCCTCAAATTTTTTGAGAAAAGGTATAACACCCGTATGTTGTACCTCACCGCCTCTAATACGTGAGTTGATACCTCGGATTCTTCCTGCGTTAATTCCGATGCCAGCCCTTTGGGCAACATAACGGCCAACAGCCATGTCGCTACTAAAGATACTAGGTAGAGTATCGTCAATGTCAACAAGGACACAAGAAGCATACTGCTTAAGAGGGGTACGGACGCCAGCCATAACAGGCGTTGGGATATTAATTTTAAACGTTGAAATAGCGTCATAATATTTTTTAACATATGACATTCTCCTTTCTTTTGGATATTTTGCAAATAGTGTGGCTGCAATCATCATGTACATAAATTGTGGTGTTTCATATACCACGTTTGTACTTCTATCTTGTACAAGGTATTTGTCAATAACTTGTCGGAGGCCTGCATAAGTAAAATCATAATCTCTATTATGACTTATCCAGTTCTCCATTCTATCAAAGTCTTTTCTTTGATAATTTATGAATATCTCTTTATCGTATAGTCCCATATCTACAACCTTTTTTACATGGTCATAAAAGTGTGGGTGATCCCATAACTTGCCTATAACTTGTTTTCTCAAACTATATAAAAGTAATCTACTTGCCACATAAGTGTAATTAGGATAATTTAAATCTATTAAGTCTGCAGCTGACTTTACTAATATCTGTTGTATTTCGTCTGTGGATATACCATCATAGAATTGTAATCCACTTTTCATTTCTACTTGTGATGATGAAACTCCTGTTATATCTTCACAAGCATACTCAACCATTTCATGTATCTTTTCAATGTTAAGAGGTTCAGTTCCTCTATCGTTTCTTTTTTTGACATTAATAGACTCGTTTCCTGTAACCATAAATCTCCCTATATTCTTTTGTATGTGTTGAGTTGAGTAATTGCTGATAAACCTGAATAGGTGTTATCGGATATAATTTTTTGTACTTGTTCTTTTGTCTTGCCGTTTATTATCATTTCGTTAATATCTTTTTCTTTCTGACCTTCTGGCCATATTACTATCATATACTCTTTATCAATCAGTTTGTACATTCTATCTATAATTTCTTTATTACGTGGTTCATTATCAAATATAAAAACGACATCTTTGTTTGTAGCAGGCAGTTGTAAATCAGCACCACCAGCCGCAATACAATTATCAAGGAACAAACTATCTAAAGGACCTTCAACAATATACAATCGCTTATGAAGATTGACTCGTTCTAGCCCAAAAATCTTTTGTTTATTCTCCTGTAATTTAATTGTTAGATACTTTGGTTGTTCTTTACCAAATGCTCTACCTTGAATTGCAAAAACATTATTATCAACATCATAGAAAGGTATAATTAATCTAGGATGTTCGTACTTCATATTTAGACTACTGAAAGTCCCTGGTCGTAACTTATTAACAAAGCTATGGAACTTGTCACAATAGTATAATCTATCAAAGTAATCCGTAGGCAACTTTCGGTTGAGAAGATATTGCTTTGCAGGATGTTCATCATCTAAAGTACTAAAGGCAGTAAGGCCTTGTAGAGGTGTAGAATTTTTTAACTTATCTTTTGTGTCAGTTTTAAATTTATCAAATAAACTTTCAGCTTCATTTGATGGTTTGCTACCTTTATATCTCTCTAAAATATATTGATCGTATAAAGGTCTATCAACTAACTTGATAAGATTTGCCAAGTTGTGGCTTGCACTACAATTATGGCATTTGAAAAACATATCGTTCTTTACTCTATAAAGATATGCTCTTGCTTTTGTTTTAGACTTTTTAGAATCGCCACAGACTGGACATCTAAAGTTAAAAAGATAATCTCTTTTTTTCTTAAATTGTTGTAATCTAGGCTGTATCTTACTGATATAATTTAAATCAATGTAACCACTCATATAAAACAGTATATACTATATAGTAAAAAAAGTCAAGTGTCTATTGAATAAATGATATTATATCCAATATCTTAGGCATAGACAATCCTAGCACTATTGCCGCCCCTATGATGATCCATCTGTATTTCTCAAAAACGCCTATCCTACCGTCTAAATTTGACGCTAAAGTCTTAATTTCACACATTAAACGCTTTTGTGACATGTCTATTTCGTCTGTTAAATCCTTATGAATCTTGTTGATTCTACTATGTAATTCTTTGTAATTATTATCAAATTCTTGTCTGCGATTCTCTATTAGATTAAATATCGCTTTATCTATTTCTTCTTGTTTTGATAATTTTTCTTCGTGTACTGCTAGCATAGATTTTATACTGCCTGATATGTCTGTTAGTTTATCTATGGCATTGTCAAGTTTTGTATTGACGCTAGCAACCTGCTCTACTTCGTTTTTAAGTACTTGTAAATCGGTTGCTAACTGGTTTAAATCTGCCATAGTAGTATTTATTATTATGCAACTTTAAGTGTAGTTCTTAACTCTTGCAATTTTCTAATTTTCCAAAGTTTCACAAATGTTTTTCGGCGTCTCCGTAACTTTTGTTTCTTAATTTTGAGCCAGTGTGTATTGAGTAAGTATAGTTTTCTTTGTTTTTCATTTCTTATTATCCTTTTTACGATTAGTTTTAACTTTCTTTGTTGAAGTAAAGTCATAACCCTCCATTAAGTTTGTTACTGGTTTATAAATGGTTACTAACTCATCTTTACCCTTAACCTTAATTTTATCTAACTC